TTAACTTACTGATTTCAATAATGCTCTGGTGCTGCTTTGCAGGCTTTGGGGCATCTGTGGGGCAAAACTCGCAAGCCTCTGATTCAGCATCGCGATCTGCTCACTGCTGCTGTCAGCCATCCACGCCCCGTACACATTGAAGACCATCTGGGCGCTCGCATGGCCCATCTGGCTTGCAATAAAGCTGGGGTTAGCGCCAGCTGACAGTGACCAGCACGCATACGTGTGACGCGACTGATAAGCTTTCCTGTGCCTTATCCCTGCTCGCTTCTCCGCTGCATCCCACAAATCACCTATCGAGTCGACTTTGTAGATGAACCCGACATGCTGACATCTTCTGACCAGTTGAGGGTTGAAGACAAATGTACAGTCGTGGCTCTCCGTTCTGCCGTACTCGCGCAGCTGCACATCAATGTGATGCTGCTTTCCAAGCCTGGTCATTTCCGCCTGATTCCTCAGGACGCTGATCGCGGGCTGGATAAGGTGTATGACCCTGTTTGTGCTCGCCTCAGTTTTCGGTAGAGTGAATTCGCCCAGTTTTGTATAATTACGCCTGATTGTTATTGTTCCAGCTTCAAGATCGATATCCTCCCAGGCCAGGGAGGTCAGCTCCCCGTGACGTACCCCTGTGTAAACTGCAAGTGACCACAGGTTTTTCGTCTGCTGATGCCGGCATGCATCGATCAGGCGAATAAATTCGTCACGAGTTAGCGGATCTGGCTCTGCCCTGGCTTTTTTAAGAGGCTTCATCCCCTCGAACGGGTTTGCCTCTACGTAGCCATGATCTGCGGCAAACTGAAACATTCCGGCAATGGTTGTCATGTAATAATTCACGGTGACAACACTTCGCCCCTTCGCCGGGGCCTTTCCCTTCACTGGCGTCTGGTGACCGGTCAGCAAATCTTTCCTGATATACAGCAGCTCCTCTTTGGTCACTGCTGACACCAGCCGATTTCCCCCGATCCTGGGCACCACGTTCCTTGCGACTGACTCATAACGGTTGAGTGCGTTCGCGCAGATTTCCATCCTCTTCAGATCCAGCCACTTTTCTGCAAGCTCTGACACTGTAATTTCTTTTTTACCCACCCCAAAAGTCTTGAGGTTAGGGGAATCCGGAAACTGTGCCGCATACTCAAATGTGCCTGTACGGATGGCAAAACATACCGACGTCCGCAGTTCCCCGGCGATCTTCCTGTTCTTAGCGGTGTCAGGGACACCGAGACTTTCCCTGACACGCTTACCTTTAAAATTAAACCAGATGCGCAATGTGCCACCGTGGTTTTCGACGCCTGTTGGATATGTGACTTTATCCATGAACTCCTCCAGACGCCCAAGAGCGATATGAGATTACCTTTTTCATGGCATCAAATCACCCTGGCTGTTTGTTTTTCATCGAGGCGACCCATGCATCAACCGCTTTCCGGTTATACATGCACTCGCTGGAGGGTTTCGGGTTTCCGTCCGGTGAAACGTGCACGTATTCCCGCCCGACCATCCAGCACTCTTTTCTGGCCCGGAGGATGGTTCCGGGCTTGAGCCCGGTGACCGCGATCAGCACCTTTTCGCTTACCCAATCATTCGGGACCAGCAGAACGACATCGGCAGTATCACGCATTAGTACCCTCCATTTTCTTCTCGACGCAGTTTTCCCAACCACCGCAGCTGTTGACCATTTCTCCCAACCTCGAGAAACAGGCGTTCATCCAGCGCAACCCGCGGGGCGTTAGTGATGGCACGGTTCCCCAGTCAATGAAGTCCGAATTTTTTCGACCCATATAGCGGATAAGGTCAAGCATGTTGATGTAATGCGCGCGGCGGCGATCTAAATCCCAGCTCTTTTCTTCCAGATACGAGTCGATAAAACCCCGCAGCGCTGGCTGGTCTAGCGAAATATCACCGTACTGGTGGCGATATACCGGGCGACGGTGCAGGCTGACCAGATGGAACAAGTAGGCATCACACACCCATGTCAGCGCCTGCTGGTGGGCTTCCTCCAGTGAGCCAGCGGGATACCAGAATTGCTTATTCATGCTAGCGTCCCTCCGGGGTATAAATCGCTTTGTCGTGGAGGTACGCGCCATTCCAGGTCTTTTTCATTGGCAGCTCACCTTTCATGTACAGCTGATACAGGCGGTGGCAGCCTTTCTCCAGCAGTACTGGCGTAAACTTCGTGAAAGCATCCTTGCCGTGCGGGGTGATCTGCGTCTGGTCTTCCGTCAGATATTTGTCGCGGGCATATGAGGCGACGCGCCAGCGCGGATCTTTCTCTGGGTCGCGTTGCTCGTTAAACACCCAGCCACGCTCGGACGCCCACCACATCATTTTGTTGATGTTGACGCCGTTCAGCGCCTTGCTGAATGCCGGGATCGTCATGCCTTTGGTGAAGTGCTTATCCAGGCTTTCAACAGTGGCGCTGAGGGTCCTGGTTTCCAGTGCAGCGGCTTCGGCGCGTTCTTCGGCTTCAATGACCATCAGCGCCAATTCTTTACGGCTAAGTGTCAGCGGTGTTGCCGGTGAAGCGATGGTGCCACGCTGCGTGAAGTAGAATTCCACCAGGTCCTCGTGGTACCCCCACGCCTGATCCGTCTCAAGCATTTTCGCGTGGTTGGCCGCGCCGCGTTCTGTCCACAACATAAGAGAACGGGTTTTGTTGGAAATTTGCAGGTAACTAAAAGTCACTCGCAAATTAGCTAACTCTTCCCCTGTGACTTTGAAGAAGTGTTTTCCTTCTGCAAAGCGGGCGGCGTTGCGCGAATAGTTCATCTTGATGTTGACGATATCAGTACCGTACCCGGCCGCCAGCTGTTCAGTGGTTACAACTCGCTGACCGCGATACGCGATGATCTGCAGGTCACGGGCCGCTACTGGTGCTAATTCTGCTTTCATTGCCATCATCATTGCTCCTTAATGCAAAACGTGGTTGGCTGGCATTGTTTTACCGGTGCGCAACTGGGCAGCGAGATCTACAAATATCTCGTCGAGAAACTCTGCGAACCACGAATGACCGACTTCTTTCAGGCGCTGATCGTTGGCGTAGTAGAACTGGTAAACCGCCAGATAGCGTTCCTCAGGCTTGTGCTCGATCAGTGCGCACTCCACATGCTTAATCAGCAGATTTTCAATAAGTTCCCGGGTTATGCCGAAGGTAAACTCCTCGGTTTTAAACTGGTATTGCCCGTCACGGAGTCCCCAGCGGTTTTCGCAGCTGATGAGATAAAGAAGGGCGACCGTACCGCGCATGGACTGGACGACGGTTTGAGCCCACTCATGCTGCTCTTCTAAAGTAAGGGAGCCTTTGCCATAGCGGTTTTCGTCAAGCATCCAACCAGGAATCGTTACGTCGGATTGCTTCTGGATTTCCTTCAGGCGAGCAACAAGCTGCTTCACGTTTTCTTTTTCAAGGTCGGTCATTTATCTTTCTCCCGGTTATAGGTTTCATGGCTCATTACTTCCCAGCTCTTGCCGCCATCGCGTGAAAGTAGCCGCCAGCGGTGATTAACCCTCAGGCTCAGATTCCCGGAGCCGATCATGCGGCAGGGGTGAATCCTCCTCGCTCTGAACTGGCGCAGGACGTGAGCCGCTTTGAGGTGAACCCACTCAGGAATTCGAATTGCAGTCAACGTCACTTTTCACCTCCGCGAGCCGCAGCTCCATGTCGCGAGCCATTTCAATAAACGTGTCCAAAGCGCAAATGTGCTCGTCGGGAGATAACCGCCGATCACACTTCACCTGCCCGTTTTCGATGTAGAGAACGACGCGGCCAGTGAAGTCAGGCAGAACATGCAGATCGATATTCAGTACCGGGCGGCAACCCGGGTTAGCGTTTTGCTGACTTAACATGCTCACCCTCCGCTACTGATGGTTTATGCTTTTTGGCAAAATCGACCAGTTCTGCAATGAGATCGTCGATTAACTCTTTGCCGCTTTCCGTCAGGAACTCACCGCGGCCATTCACGTCTACAGCGCTGCTATAAATTCCCCTGACCGCCTTAACCCCTTCTATATTTCCGAATTCGCTTACGGCCTGTTTTTCAAAACGGCTCAACAGGCCATCGAGAAGAATCTCTGTTAATTCGATTGTTTTTATTTCGCCTTTGGGCTGATTAATAATGATGCAATTGCTACCTGTTTTACGCAGGTGGCGGAGTAATGCTGCTTTAAGAATTCGACGCCGATATGTTTTGATTAATTTATCCATCTAAATAATCCTTCTTTGCGCGTCTTCATTCGCCAGTACAATTTTCTCCTCTGTTTCGGTCCAGGAATAAACAGAGCCAGCGAGCTCATAAGCCAGACCTAAAAGGCCATCAAGCTGGTGGCAATCGAAATCCTTATGATGGGCGTGGATAGTTTGCATAAGGAAGTTGAGCTGTTCTGCTTTGATATTCAGTGCCTGAATATCTTGGCGTTGTTGAATGGACATAATTTATCTCCCATATGCTTTCTTTAGAAAGAGATTGGCGATGTGCCAATATCCGGCGCTGCGCATTAACTGCGCTGTTTTATAAGCAGCTTTATTTACCATGATGAAAACCCATTAAAAGGATGTAATATTCCCCAGCGATTAAGCTGTATTTATTCCAGATTAATATAACGGTGTATTTATTTCTTTTTGTCTTTAACAGCCTGCTCTTCAATCAACCAGGCACATACATCACCTGTGAGTCTGCGCAGTAGCGAGGCAATAGCGATAATTTCGATATCACGCATGCGATCTGGATAAGACTCCATCATTCGACAAATAATTTCCGCTTGATGCGCTCGCTCAGCTGCCTGCTCTAATGAAAGTTCATGCGCCATGATTCCCATCCTTTAACCCAGAAAGATATGAAGCTGCATGAGATATTTTATTTGTCGCAACGCCGAGTTCAGCAAGATCAGCGATAACGCAGGTGAGACTGAGGATTTTGTCTCTATTAATTACTTTCTCTTCTGACAAACTAAAAATACTTAAACTGAGATGATTTATTGCTTCAAAGATTGAAGTCGTTTTGGTATCGCAATCAGATGCAATATCTCCGTAATGAATATGAGAGCAATCTTTACTGAATCGAAAATCTTCGATATCAACTAATTGGTAAAACTTTTTAGTAGTTGGCTCGCTGGTCATTTAGTTAACTCCGTTGTATGCCGATGAAATAAGCATACGATCACCAAAATTGTCTGTCAAACATAATTATGCGTGATAAACATATTTAGGGTATAACCAACTGTTTTCCTGACTTTAAAAGATATGTTTCAAAAGCAAAAAAAAAGAGCCGGAAGGCTCTTTAGTATGTGCGGGGATGATGGGTTACGCGTGGCGTCGGAACTGTTGTGATTGGCTTAAAAGTACCTTGCCGCAAACATGAAGCATGTCCATCTCTTCATCAGTGATCTGCCATTCTCTGTACAGTGGGTTATCTGAAAGCACATGAAGTTGAGTCTTGATTTTCTGAAGGCGCTTAACAAATAGATCGCCACTAAAATCAAAAACGTATATGCCGTCACCATCGAAATGGTTCACACCAACGTCAACAAAAATGAGATCACCAGGCTCGATTGTGCCCTGCATGCTATCGCCGCGAACGTTAATGAGCTTGACCTGATTTGCGGGCCTGTGGCCAAAGAGATTTCTCGCCTCTTCGGTAACGTACTCTATCGAACTAATAACTTCGATGAAGTCACGGGTAGAGTTGCCATTGCCTGCACTTGCAGAAACGTCCATCACATCAACTCGATACACGTCCCTTTTCCTTTCCGGTGAAAGTGAATTGATACTGTATTTATCTACAGTATCTTTTTTATCTTGGAAAGAGAATAGTTCAGAGAGTGGAACTTCTAACGCCTCGGCAATCTTTTTGAGGCTGGCTTCACTGTAGCCCTGCATGCCTCTTTCAAGCCGAGAAATGTTGCCGACATCCCAGTCAGTCAGGGACGCCAGCTGGTTTATAGTCATTTTTTTTGCTTTTCGCAGCTCTCTAATGCGTTGCCCTACGTTCATCGAAGCACCCCCGCCAAATATTATTTAATTTGTATTTTATACATAATTTTGCAACTCACACAACTCAACTTGCATAATATGTTTATAACGCATAATATGTCTAAAACACATATGGAGTTATGCGCATGTTTACTACACCGCTACGCAAAGCTCGCCTCAAAGCAAAGATGACCATTCAGGAGGTTGCATCATCCATTAAGTGCGACCCCGGTAATCTTAGTCGAATGGAGCGAGGTATACAGAGGCCTTCTCCGGAAGTTGCTGAGAGACTGGCCAAATTGTTCAGCGCGGAACTGACAGAAATTCAGATCCTCTATCCCGAAAGGTTTAGCTCTGATGGATATCACCCGTAATGAGCACCTGGTTATGCCTGACAACCATAGCCAGGCAGATGCGGATTGGATTAGGCAGCAATTATTAACCCTGACGCCAGCAGTACGGCCAAAAGCCATTCAGCGCTATGCAGCTGTGTATCAGGAAACGTTTGAAGCTGAGCCCGTTTCATACCGCAAGGAGAACCGGGCGAGGCACGAAGCAAACACACGGCTTCGCCTGTTCGTGAGGAATCACGGCAGGGCATTACAGGGGTATACAGCCGAACCGCCCCTGGCTGGAACGCAAGCGCGTTTTTGATTGTTCCGGGTTTAAAGGTACCCGAACAGAAGCAGGCTTAAAGGTGCCTGTTCAGGTCGGCAACCAACTGACCCAATTCCTCATATGTACTAGGAAAGTAGTACGTTTTAATGGGGAAGAGGGAAAGGGGGGTAAGGGGGGATTGGGTGTAGGGGTAGGAATAGGGCCTTTTCCAACAGGATAGATCCATTGGTTAGGTAGATCTCAGTCTTAAGGGCTGAATCAAAAAAAGCGACCGTATCAGCAAGGTAGTACGAGATCTGAAGGCGCAGAGAAACGAGGAAGGTTCTTCCTGGAAGAGTGAATTTCAGAGGAGCTGATTCAGAAGGGAGGCTGGCAACCTGTGAGGAGGCCGCCAGCCATGTGAGGGGAATCCATGAAAACCACATCACAAAATTATTATCTCATCACCGCGGGGGCAGCACAATGCAGCTGACGATCACACCGAATTTTGCACAGGAACGCGCGCTTAACATGTTGCGTCGTGACTGGAAGGCAAACGACACTTTCATGGTGTACTCGCCAACCGGCAGCGGCAAAACGGGACTGGCCGCTTTCATTGTCGCCGGGTTCGTCAGTCGCGGCATGCGCGTTCTGTTCTGCGCACCATACACCATCCTGATCGGTCAGACGGCTAATCGCTTTGTTGAATATGGTCTTCCGGGTGATGAGATTGGCTATATCTGGGCGGATCACCCGAACTACGATCCGTCTCTGAAAATCCAGATTGCCAGCGCCGACACGCTTATTCGCCGCGTGTTCCCTGACAACATCGATCTGCTAATTATCGACGAAGCGCACCTGCGTAAAAAACGCATTCTGCAGGATATCGAGCGCCTGCGCGCTAAAGGCGTGAAAGTGATTGGCCTGTCAGGTACGCCGTTTTCACCGTTCCTGGGTAAATACTATGACCGGCTTATTAAACCTACCACCATTGGCGAGCTGATCCTGCGTGGGGACCTGAGCAAATACGAGTTCTACGCGCCCACTAAGCCGGATCTGAAAGGCGTAAAATCGGCCCCATCACTGGAGTTCGGCAGCGATTACAACGAGACGCAGCTGGCCGAGATTATGTGCGGCTCCACGCTGGTGGGCGATATCGTTCAGAACTGGCTGGAGCATGGCCGGGATCTGCCGACAATCGCGTTCTGCGTGAACGTAGCCCACGCCAATTTCCTGACTATCCGGTTTAACCAGGCTGGTGTTAACGCCGAGGTTATGACCGCTGACACCCCGGTGGAAGATCGCCAGACCATCATTCATCGCTTCGAGACTGGTGCCACGAAAATCATCGTGAGCGTGGGCGTCCTGGTGGCCGGGTTCGACAGCGACGTTCGCTGCATCATCTACGCCAGGCCAACCAAAAGCGAGATCCGCTGGCTGCAGGCGCTGGGCCGCGGTCTGCGCACCGCGCCGGGCAAAGAGTCCTGCCTCATCTTCGATCACAGTGGCACTGTACACCGCCTGGGTTATCCGGATTCCATCGAGTATGACGATCTGCCCGGCAAATCAGATGGTATGGAAGAAAGTGCGCGCCGCGCAGCTGAAGAACGCGAAGAGAAGCTGCCACACGAGTGCTCACAATGCCATTACATGAAACCAGCTGGCGTCTACGTCTGCCCGAAATGCGGCCACAAGCCGCTGGCCGGTGAAGATATCGATACAGACACCGGGCGCAAGCTTAAAAAGCTGGGCACCGAGCAGCGCCAGCCCACAAAGGCCGAGAAACAGGCCTGGTGGAGCCAGATCAAGTTTTACCAGCGTCAGCGCGAATCTCTGGGCAAAAAGCCGGTAAGCGATGGGTGGTGTAAGCACACATTCCATGATCGCTTCGGAGAGTGGCCCAACGGCCTGAGCGACTACCCGATGGACATCACCCCTACGGTTTCGAACTTCATCAGGCACAAGCAGATCGCCTTTGTTAAAGGGAAGGCTAAACACCAGCAGGATGTAGCAGCAGAACCTGCGACTTCCCGCATTCGCCACGCGCATAACACGATTAACGAAATCAGGCAGCAGTTAGGGAAACAAGCATGAAGACGGCAGCAGCGGCTAAAGGCCTGTGGGCCATGATTTTTGAACATTATGGACTTCCGCCGATCACAGGCAAAAATCACTTCAAAGGCAAATGCCCGCTATGTGACTCAATTGGTAAGTTCCGTATCGATGACCGTGACGGTGCCGGCACCTGGATCTGTACCTGCGGCAGCGGAGATGGATTGAAACTGGTTACGCAAACGCAGGGCAAACCCTTCAATGAGATCTGCCGTGAAATCGACGAGCTGATCGGCAATACCTTTGCTCGAGAAAAAATACCGGTCACCAGCAACGCTGGAAGCCTGCGCAAAAGGGTGATCAGCAAGTTTTCAAAGCTATCACCGCTGCGCGGCACATCCGGCGCTGAGTATCTCAGCTCCCGTGGTGTCTACCAGCTTCCACAGGACGCTATCAGATTCAACGACCATGAGCGCTACGGCGGAAAGGTTTTCCAGAGCCTGTATTCACTCGCAACAGATGACAAGGGCGAGCTTTGCTATCTGCACAGAACCTTGCTGGACGGAAACCGGAAGGCTCAGTTGAAAGATTCATCAGGGGCGAAGCGTCAAAAATCACTTCAGGAAGAAAGTTATCTGGATCACGCCCGTTCGGTGGCGATCCGTATGTTCCCAGTTTCCACCACGCTGGGCATCGCCGAGGGCATCGAAACAGCCCTGTCAGCGCACCAGCTTTACGGGGTAAACACCTGGGCAACCATGACCAGCGGATTCATGAAGAAATTCCGTGTGCCAGCTGGCGTGAAGAACTTCATCATTTTTGCAGACCGTGATGTCAACAGTGCTACCGGTTTAGCGGCTGCTATGGAATGTGCTCATGCCAATTTGATGGCAAAAAACGACCTCGAAAAGGTCAGTATCTACTGGCCGGATAATGGGGACTTTAACGACATGCTCATGAACGGCGATCAGGTTCGTGAAATGGTTTTCTATAAAAAACAGCAGGTGGCCGCATGAAACTGGAAGCAGCACTTAAACATTTTAGTCCTCAGGGAATGCATATCAGCGACGACGTAAAAGGAACCTCTCCGGATCGCCTCACCGGCACTGATGTTATGGCGGCGATTGGTACCACCAGCAGCCGCGCACGTTTCGGCCTGGCGGCATTCTTCGGGAAGGCCGGGATCAGTAAAACAGATGAGCAGCTCGCGGTTCAGGCGCTGGCCCGTTATGCGATGGATTCCGCTCCAAAGAACGTGCGTAAAGCAGCTGGTAGTGAGTTCGGCTGGTGCATGCAGGTACTGGCGCAATTTGCCTTTGCTGATTATTCCCGTTCGGCGGCCACCAGCGCGGCGTGCAGCAGCTGCGGCGGTACCGGTTTTACGTCCCAGTTCGAGGATGTAATCAAGCACCCTGGCATTTTCGATGCAGACGGTGCTGAAGTTGTGGCCCCGAAGGTTAAGCGTGAGCTGGTGAAACGTACATGCAGTACCTGCGAAGGAAAGAGGGTGATCCATGCTCGTTGCCGCTGCGGAGGTAAAGGCGAGGTCCTCGACCGCGCAGCGACGAAGGAAAAGGGGGCCCCGGTGTTTAAAACCTGTGAGCGCTGCTCTGGTAATGGCTTCTCTGCTGTATCTTCTGCCACGGCACACCGAGCCATTCTGAAGCGTCTCCCGGATCTCCATCAGTCCTCATGGTCACGAAACTGGAAACCATTCTATGAAATGCTGGCGGACACGCTGCGCCAGGGAGAGCGGCAAGCCGCTGAAGAATTCGAGAAGGCTACAGCTTATTAATGTGATCGGAACAAATAGCGACATTTTATTGCACGATAGCGTTGACTCTGCATAAAGTTGTCCTGTATGCTTTCCATCGTGGGATATTACGCCTGCACGACATCAAACCCGCCTCTGTGCGGGTTTTTTTATGCCTGTAATTCTTCGCGCCACGCTCGGCGCAATTCAACCACAGAGCCTTTCAGGGGTGAGCCATAGGGAACGGTCGGTGTGACTGTCTCTGTGGGCCGATCATTCCTGAGCGCTGGCTCACCCGCTAAAAGGAAAGTCACTATGTTCAATATCTTTAAAAAGAAAGCGCGCAAGGCCGTCGTGGAAGTTAAGAAGATGGAAAACCGCGACGCGGTCGAGGCCACTGTGTGGGGTGCGTACTCCATCGCTTACGCCGATGGCACCTGCGACGCGAAAGAAATTTCTGTGCTGGAGAAAACAATCTCTGCGCTGCCGGCTTTCGCCCCGTTCGCTGGCGAGATCGCACAGATGAGCAGCAACATTCGCGCTCGTTACGAAGCTTCTCCGCGCTCTGCAAATGCCCAGGCGCTGCGTGAACTGCAGGACGTGGCTGGCACTTCGGATGCGGTTGATGTGCTCTGTCTGTGTCTGGATGTGGCGGATAACGACGGGATCGGTGAAGAAGAAGAGAAGCAGTTGAAGAAAATCGCTCAGGCGCTGCAGCTTCCTCTGGATCAGTATCTGTGATCGGCAATCTCCGCTGGGCCGCCTCAGGGGTGCTTTTATTCCTCGTGGTGGCTATCGACTTCACCAGCAAAATGATGTCCATCCTTGCTGATGGCGTGCTCGTGGCCGGGGTGATTGCGCTGCTCTGGCCCCTGATTAAATCCAGTAAATAACACTGTGCAAAAGGTCATTCCGATGGCCTTTGACAGAGTGACACCCAGCCGCACAGCGGCCTTCTTTCCCCTCATATTGAGAGGATTCACAGCACTGAGGGGGACCAATGTCCGATCCAATTTCCGGCACGGGGTTAGCCGGTGGCACCCTGGCGGGAGCCAGCGTTTATGGACTGCTGACCGGGACCGATTACGGTGTGGTTTTTGGCGCATTTGCAGGGGCGGTATTTTATATCGCCACGGCAGCCGACCTGGGCGCAGCACGCCGACTTGCTTATTTTATCGTGTCCTATATCGCCGGCATTCTGTGCTCCGGCCTGGTCGGGTCGAAGCTGGCTAACCTGACCGGTTACAGCGACAAACCCCTGGACGCCATTGGTGCCGTTATCGTTTCTGCTTTAGCCGTCAAAATCCTGACGTTCCTGAATAACCAGGATGTCGGCTCGCTGGTGGCGCTGATAACGCGCCGGGGAGGTTCAGGTGGTTCTAAATGACCCGACAGCAACTATCAACGCGCTGATCTGCGCTGGCGTAGTTCTGACTCTGATGTTTTACCGCCGGGGTGATTCACGGCATCGACCGTGGGTTTCCCGCCTGGCATGGCTGATTACTGTGACGTACAGCGCCGTGCCACTGGCCTACCTTTGCGGCATTTATCCTCATTCATCGTGGGCCACCATTGGGGCCAACGTTCTTTTCCTTTCCGTGCTGGTGGCCGTCAGAGGCAACGTTGCGCGCCTGGTTGATCATCTGAGGCAATAATGAACCAAACACAATTTCAGAAGGCGGCTGGTATCAGCGCCGGGTTAGCTGCGCGCTGGTATCCGCATATCGACGCAGCTATGAAAGAGTTCGGCATTACTGCGCCGCTCGATCAGGCCATGTTCATCGCACAGATAGGCCATGAGTCCGGTGGCTTTACCCGGCTGGTGGAAAACCTGAACTATGCGGCAGACAGTCTGGTGTCGGTGTTCGGTAAGCACCGCATCACAGCACAACAGGCCGCGGCTCTCGGCAGAACGGCCACGCAGCCAGCTAACCAGAAAGCGATCGCCAATCTGGTTTATGGCGGAGAGTGGGGCAAAAAGAACCTGGGTAATCAGGTGGCGGGTGACGGCTGGAAATACCGGGGCCGCGGTCTGAAGCAGATCACAGGCCTGAGCAACTATCGCAACTGCGGTCAGGCGCTGAAGCTTGATCTGGTAACCCACCCCGAGCTGCTGGAGCAGGATGTCTATGCCGCGCGATCAGCAGCATGGTTTTACGTGTCCCACGGCTGCCTGCTTTATTCGGGCGATGTTGAGCGCGTCACGCTGATCATCAATGGAGGGCGTAACGGCCTGGATAAACGGCGTATTCTGTTTAACCTGGCAAAATCTGTGTTGGTGTGAGGTCACTATGGGTATTGAAACGATCATAGGGCTGGTCGCAGCAGTGATAGCTGCCATAGCTGGCGCTTTTGGCCTGGGCCACGTTCGCGGCACCAGCAAAGCCGAGGCAAAAGCAGACCAGCAGCGTACCGAAGATAATGCCGCAGCCACGGTCGCTGTGGCAGAGCGCCGGGTTGAAGCAACGAAAGAGGCCAGCAATGTACAGCAGACTGTTAACCATATGCCTGGCGATGATGTTGATCGCGAGCTGCGTGACTCGTGGCAGCGCCCCGGTGGTAGTTGATACCGCCTGTGACTGGGTAAAGCCAATCTACCTGACCGATCATGATATTGATGTGCTGGATATGCAGACGAAGAAAGACATCCTGGCGCATAACAAAGCGTGGCAGGCGAACTGCAAACAACCAACCGATAGCAGTTTATTAACAAGGTGATTAAGTGCTAAGGTGTGGTCAGTTGTGATTAAAAAGTAGCCAGTCGTGTTATGGTAGACCTCACTCTTAGAGAGGTTAAAAATTATGTCATTCTTCGATTACGCACTTAAACGCGTTGAAGCGGCGACCAAAACAACAGTGTCTTGTCCGATATGCGGCCATAACTCGAACCACCCCTCCACAAAAGTACGGCAAGAGCTGCCGTTGCTCTGCCCTAAATGCAAATCACTGTTTGTCATTCACAGATAACATGCTGACCTGCTGAATATAACCGCCTCCGGGCGGTTTTTTATTGCCATCAACGTGAGCAAAACTAACGTGGTGGGATGCCATGTGAAGGAATTTGCTAGCGAATCCTATGAGCATGCAGCATCTGCATTATCGGTAGTCTATAATTTATATACAGTTATGGTTAAGGACCGTTCATTAACCATTGTCACCTTGCTGGAGAATCTGAATGGTAAATGAACCAGAAGAGGTAAAAATGAAAGTTGAAGCTCTGACGCAAAAGGCAGAAGAAGATATTGCCGCGCTGATAGCAAAAAAAATCTCAGAACTACAAAAGAAAACCGGAAAAGAAGTTTCTGAAATTCAGTTTGTTGCTCGCGAAACAATGACAGGTCTTGAAGGTTATGACGTAAAAATTAAACTTCTTTAATCTCATCTTCTTAAGACAAGGTCGCAATAGCGGCCTTTTTTATTGCCATCACCATGGGTTAACCCATCGTAATGGCTGTAGCGGATAAATCGCATATATCCCCTATAGGGTGTAAAACACAGCCTCGCTCACACGGGGCTTTTTTATTGGAGCCAACAATATGCCAGCAGCTATCCCGCGCGCCTGCCGTAAACGCGGGTGCTCCGGCACCACCACAGATCGTTCCGGCTACTGCGATGCGCACCGTAACGAAGGGTGGCAGCAGCACCAGCGAGGCCTGAGCCGCCATCAGCGTGGCTACGGCAGTAAGTGGGATATCATCCGCGCCCGCATCCTTAAGCGTGATCGACACATCTGCCAGCAGTGCCTGCGCAACAGCAGACCACGCCCAGCGGAAACGGTCGACCACATCACCCCGAAAGCTCACGGCGGCACCGATGAAGATCGGAATCTGGAGTCTCTTTGTTACTCCTGCCACTACCGTAAGACAGCCAAAGAACGGCTGAACCGCCAGTAATCAATAGGTAAATTAAAATGACTGAGTCGTTAAATGATTCAGGGCTGCCGCACGCCTGTCTTAAAGACATCCCCGGCTACCCAGGGTATCAGGCTAGCGATGATGGATTTATTTACTCGCTTCGCTCAGGCAAGGCTCGGCAGCTCTCAATGCGGCTACATAATGGCTACTGGCATGTGAATGTTAATACCGGCTTTAGCCGAGCGACGAAAGTTAAAAAGCAAGTGCATCAGTTGGTGTTGTTTGCATTCGCCGGAGTTAAACCATCGGACATGCATGTCACTCGTCATCTTGATGGCAACCCGCTAAATAACAACAGGTCAAATCTCGCATGGGGAACACCCAAAGAGAATGCCACCGATAGTCTTAACCACGGCACGGCTGTATGCCTCAGGAGAGGACAGGGCGCCTCGGCCACAAAGTTAGCACCAGCGACCATCATGAGCATTGAGCGAGACGCGAAGTCTGGAATGAAAATGGTCAATGTTGCGAAGCGCTATGGCATCACACATACGCATGTACGCCGTATCAGGGATCATGAATGTCACACTGACATATGGACAAGGGGATAGGGCGGGTGAAAACTTCAGGCCCCTGCCTGCTAAGGACCGCCGCCTAACCTTTTTTCACACCGCCGCAGGTTAGAAAACTTTTTTATGGGGATCCCCACCATCGATTAATAGGAGTTTTCGATTATGCCAGGACCACCGAAAACCCCGACACACCTGGCTTTGGTGAAGGGGAACCCATCCAAAAGAGCTGTCAACAAAGAAGAGCCAAAACCCGCTTCTGGGGTGCCCCCAGTTCCGAAGCATTTCGACAAGATGGGGAAGTACTGGTTTAAGCGAATTGGCGAAGAGCTTGATGCTGTCGGGGTGATGACCACCCTGGACGGTAAAGCACTTGAACTGCTGATCGAGGCTTACACAGAGTACCGGAATCACTGCGAGACGTTAGAGCGGGAAGGTTACACCTACGCCGTCTACAGCGAGGATGAGCCGGACGAAGGGAAAGAGCGGGAAATCAGGATGATTAAGCCGCACCCGGCGGCAGTGATGAAAGCCGATGCGTGGAAGCGCATCAGGGCAATGCTCGCTGAATTCGGCATGACCCCGGCCAGCCGGTCCAAGGTTGGCGCTAAAGGCCCGGCTGAGGCCGATCCACTGGATGAATTTCTTAAAAAGCGCAAATGATGAATGGCAACGGTTTCGGAAGGTATTCAGTACGCCGAGCGCGTGCTGTCTGGCGAGATTGTTGCTGGCGAACTGGTACGCCTGGCGTGCCAGCGATTCTTCAATGATTTAGAGCACGGACCAAAGCGGGGCGTGTACTTCAACGAAGGTCGCGCCCAGCACATTCTTGATTTTTATGATTTTGTACCTCACGTCAAAGGTGCGCTGGCTGGAAAGCCCATCAAGCTGATGCCCTGGCACGTTTTCATACTGATAAACCTGTTTGGCTTCGTCATACATTTAGTTGATGAGATGACAGGTGAAGTGGTTATGGAGGATGGTGCAGCTGTCATGGTGCGCCGCTTCCGCACGGCTTATGACGAGGTGGCGCGTAAAAACGCCAAGTCCACACTTTCGTCTGGTATCGGGCTTTACATGACTGGTGCCGATGGAGAGGGTGGCGCTGAGGTTTACTCAGCCGCCACGACCCGCGACCAGGCGCGGATTGTTTTTGATGATGCCAAGAACATGATCAAGAAAGCCCCCCGCACGCTGGGGCGTCTTTTTGGTCACGTTAAGCTCAACATTCACCAGGAGCGTTCGGCCTCAAAGTTCGAACCACTCTCCAGCGATGCGAATAACCTCGACGGCCTGAACATTCACTGCGGAATAGTCGATGAGCTACATGCTCACCGCACCCGTGATGTATGGGACGTGCTGGAAACAGCGACCGGCGCCCGTCTTCAGTCTTTGCTTTTTGCCATCACAACAGCTGGCACTAACAAAGAAGGCATCTGCTTTGAGCAGCGCGACTACGCCATCAAAGTGCTGCGTGGCGTAGTGGAGGACGATACTTACTTTGCCCTGATTTACACCCTGGACGAGGGTGATGATCCCTTTGACGAAGCAAACTGGCCGAAAGCTAACCCTGGCCTGGGCATCTGTAAGCGCTGGGATGATATGCGCCGCCTTGCCAAGAAGGCGAAAGAGCAGGTCGCGGCGCGGCCGAACTTCTTTACCAAGCACCTGAACATCTGGGTTACAGCTGAAAGCGCCTGGATGGATATGGATCGCTGGTCGAGAATGCCGGGTATAGCCTCAGAAGAGGAGAGAAAAGCGTGGCCACTATGGGTCGGCGTTGACCTCGCTAACAAAATTGATATCTGCGCGGCGGTAAAGGCCTGGCGCGATCCGAAAGGTGAAACGCACATGCAGCCCCGCTTCTGGATTCCTGAAGGACGCCTGGAAACAGCGCCAGCACACATTGCCGAGCTTTACAGAAAATGGTCTGACGCTGGTCACCTTGAGCTGACCGATGGTGATGTTATCGATCATGCCCTGATTAAGGCAGACATTGTGAAGTGGGTTCAGGGCGAGAACATCAAAGAGATTTCCTTCGATCCCTGGAGTGCCGTTCAGTTCAGCCTTTCGCTGGCGGAAGAGGGACTACCGCTTGTGGAAGTGGCTCAGACAGTTAAAAACCTTTCTGAATCAATGAAGTCAGTACAGGCGGAGATTTATGGCAACAAATTCCATCATGACGAAAACCCTGTCATGACCTGGATGATGTCGAACGTTACGGTTAAACCTGACAAAAACGACAATATCTTCCCCAACAAGTCCACACCCGAAAACAAAATCGACGGACCGGTGGCACTTTTTACCGCTAAAAGCCGAATGCTGGTGAATGGCGGCAACGATACCGAGGACCTGAGCGGATTCTTTGATAACCCAATTATGATAGGTGTCTGATGAAAGAGAACAAACAGCCCGGCAGGGTGAAAAGCGCGCTGCTTAACTGGCTGGGCGTCCCCATCAGTCTTACTACCGGAACGTTCTGGCAGGAGTGGTACGGCACAAGCAGCAGCGGCAAGGTTGTCACAGCGGATAAGGCGATCCAGCTTTCAGCGGTCTGGGCCTGTGTCCGGCTGCTGAGCGAGTCGATTTCAACGCTGCCGTTGAAAATCTACGAACGGCAGGCTGACGGATCCCGCAAGCTGGCACAGAGCCATCCGGTTTATCAGGTGCTGTGCCGCCGCCCGAATCTGGAAATGACACCGTCGCGCTTCATGCTGATGATGGTTGCCAGTATTTGCCTGCGCGGTAACGCCTTCGTTGAAAAGCTTTTTATCGGAAGCAAGCTGGTATCACTGGTGCCCCTGTTGCCCCAGAATATGGTAGTGAAGCGGCTGGAAACGGGCAGGCTTGAGTACACATACACCGAAGACGGTAAGAAGCGCGTAATCCCCGAAAAAAACCTGATGCATATTCGCGGGTTCGGCCTGGATGGTGTCTGCGGCATGATGCCTATGATGGCGGGCCGTGATGTGATCGGCGCGGCGATGGCGGTAGAAGAGTCGGCAGCAAAAATTTTTGAAAACGGGCTTCAGAGTTCCGGCTTTCTCTCTGCTGATATGGCTCTGGATGATGATCAGCGTGATCGGCTTCGTCAGTACATGGCTAAGTTCACCAGTTCCCGGAACGCCGGGAAAATCATGGTGCTTGAGGGCGGACTGAAATATCAGAACGTCACCATGAACCCGGAAGCGGCGCAGATGCTGGAAAGTCGCTCTTTTGGCATTGAGGAAATCTGCCGCTGGTTCCGCGTGCCGCCGTTTATGGTCGGGCATACCTCGAAGCAAAGCAGCTGGGCGTCGAGCCTCGAGGGAATGAACCTCCAGTTCCTGACCCACACGCTGCGCCCGCTGCTGGTGAATATCGAGCAGGAGATCTCCCGTTGCCTGCTGAATGGCGAAGAGGACCTCTTTGCTGAGTTCTCAGTTGAGGGCCTGCTGCGCGCCGACAGCGCTGGCCGGGCTGCTTACTACACCAGTGCGCTGCAGAACGGCTGGATGTCCCGCAACGACGTACGCCGCCTGGAAAACATGCCACCGATTGAGGGCGGCGATCTTTATACGGTGCAGCTCAACCTGACGCCGCTTGAAGACCTGAAACAAAACAGTCAGGCAGCACAGGCTTTCGCGCTGCGACAGGTTCATAACCACGTATTCCCCGACATCCCCTTCGAACAGTCCCCGCTGAAACAAGCGGCTTAGGAGCATCCATGACAATTAAAAGCCTTCCGGCGGCGCCGGAGGGGCGACCTTTTGCGCGCGAAAAACCTGACCTGCCAGCGGCGGCAATGGAGCGCTGGAACGGCGGCATCCGCGCCGCCCGTGACGGTGACAACAGCATTTCTATCTTCGACGTGATCGGCGCGGACTACTGGGGCGACGGGGTGACGGCCAGCCGCATTGCCGGGGCGCTTCGCTCCCTTAATGGCGCTGACGTAACGGTCAACATCAACAGCCCCGGCGGCGACATGTTCGAGGGCCTTGCGATTTATAACCTGCTGCGCGAGTACGAAGGCAGGGTCACTGTGAAGGTGCTGGGTCTGGCAGCGTCGGCGGCGTCGGTCATCGCGATGGCCGGTGACGACGTGCAGATTGGGCGCGGTGCATTCCTGATGATCCACAACTGCTGGGTTTACGCGATGGGCAACCGTCACGACCTGGCGCAGATCGCCGCTGAGATGGAGCCGTTTGATAACGCGATGAGCGATATCTATCAGGCGCGCAGCGGTCTTGATGCCGACACTATCGGAAAGATGATGGATGGCGAAACCTATATCGGCGGCAGTGACGCGGTAGCGAAAGGCTTTGCTGACAGCCTTCTTTCCGCTGATGAAATTGCCGACGACGACGACAGTCCGGCGGCGGCGCTACGCAAGCTTGACGCGCTGCTGGCCAAAACCGATACGCCGCGCTCAGAGCGTCGAAAACTTCTTAAAGCTTTATCCGGCAGCAAGCCAGGCGCTGCTGCCATCCCTGAAGGTACGCCGGGCGCTACCGAAGAAATCAACCCTGACAATATCAAACAACTTGAAGACGCCCTGGCGGCGTTCGGCCAATAAGGAAAGACCATGTCTGAAGTTAACGAATTACTGAAAAAAGTCTCCTCGAAGCTGGAAGAAGTTTCCAGCACGTTCAGCCAGAAAGCCGAGGATGCGCTGAAGGAGGCTAAAAACTCTGGACAGCTTTCAGCGCAGACCAAAGAGGCGGTAGATAAAATTGCCACTGAGCACAATGCGCTGAACGATGCGCTGAAGTTGCTGAAATCTTCGGTGGGTGAAATTGAGCAGCAGGTAGCTCAGATGCCACTGGCCAGCGCTGCAAAAATTATCGAAACCGTCGGCCAGACCGTTATCAGCAGCGAAACGCTAAAAGCTTTCGCGGCAAGCGTTGAAGGCGGCAAGCGCGTCAGCGTTCCGGTTAATGCTGCGTTGATCTCCACTGACGTGGCACCCGGCGTGGTCGAGCCGCAGCGCCTGCCGGGTATTGATACCGCGCCGAAGCAGCGCCTCTTCATCCGGGATCTGATTGCTCCGGGCCGCACCTCGGCGCCAGCCATCTTCTGGGTGCAGCAGACCGGATTCACCAATGCGGCGAAAGTTGTGCCGGAAGGTACCGCCAAACCGTACAGTGATATTCAGTTCGCCACGCAGATCACTCCGGTGACCACCATCGCGCACATGTTCAAGGCGTCCAAACAGATCCTGGATGATTTTGCACAGCTGCAGTCCACTATCGACGCTGAAATGCGTTACGGCCTGAAATATGTCGAAGAGCAGGAGATTCTCTTCGGTGATGGTACCGGCGCGCACCTGAAAGGCATCGTCCCGCAGGCGTCTGCTTATGACGCTGCCTTTACTGTTGAGCAGCAGAACGGCATCGATGATCTTCGCCTCGCAATGCTGCAGGCGCAGCTGGCGCGCTTCCCGGCTTCCGGCCACGTCCTGCACTTTATCGACTGGGCGAAGATTGAACTCACCAAGGACTCGCTGGGCCGCTATATCCTGGCGAACCCGGCGGCCCTGACCGGGCCTACCCTGTGGGGCCTGCCGGTGGTGGCGACCGAAGCCGCAGCATTCCAGGGCAAGTTCCTGACCGGAGCATTCAACGCCGCGGCCCAGCTGTTCGACCGTGAAGATGCCAACGTGGTGATCTCCACTGAGAACGCCGACGACTTCGAGAAAAACATGATCTCGATTCGTTGCGAAGAGCGCCTGGCGCTGGCGGTGAAACGGCCGGAAGCGTTTATTTACGGAGCCTTCACTGCGCCTGCTGCAGGTGGCGGTGCGTAATCCTTAACGGCGGCCTGCGGGCCGCTTTTCCTTTCCTTTAAGGAGACAGCCATGAAGCTGATCGCTATCAAGCCCATTTACTTTGAAGGTAACGTGCTTACCGAAGGCACCGAGTTCGAGACGCTGGAGCAGCATGGTCGCGAGCTGGTGGCACGCGGTTATGCCGCAGAACCCGGCGCCAAAAAACCGGGACCGGAGAAAGACCCCGATCCAAAAGGAAAAGGCAAAGGTAAGTAAGGGGCGCGCATGCTGACTAAAGAGCAGGTGAAGCATCACTGCAATATCGAACAGGACTTCACGGAAGACGACGCCTGGATCGATACGGGCATAAAAGCTGCGGAACGCTACGTTGAAAAATGGACCCGCCGTCGGCTTTATGAAAAAGCTGATGATCCGCTTTATCAGGCCGATTCTGACGCACTGCTTTATGGCGAGGATATCGAAATAGCTATGCTGATGCTGATTGGTCACTGGTACGCAAATCGCGAAGCTATAAACGTTGGGAATGTGACATCTGCACTGGCTCTATCCACTGAAGCACTCCTTCAACCTTACCGGATTTATGGCCTATGAAAGCGGGACGTTTGCGGCACAGGGTAACCCTTCAGAAACCGGCAACCGGGCGATTACCGTCCGGACAGCCTGCAACCGGCTGGGTCGATGTTGCTTCGGTTCGGGCAGAAGTCGCGGATGTATCGGGCCGGGAGATGATGGACGGCGGCGCAGAGTTGAGCAGCACCACAACCCGGATCTGGATGCGTCGTTATCCAGGCATTCCCGTAACCACGGGATGGCGTGCCCTTCATCTGCCGCCAACCGGAGATGGTGAGATATATGACATTAAGTCGGCTATCTCAGCAGAGAACGGCACCAGGCTCGAATTACTTTGCGAGAAGGGGATGAAACAGTGATTTCAACGAGTCTTGATTTCTCAGGTCTGGCCGATATCGCGAAGGATCTGGAGGCGCTCAGCAGAGCCGAAAATAACAAGGTTCTGCGCGATGCCACCCGAGCCGGCGCCGAGGTCCTGAAAGAAGAGGTTAAAAATCGCGCCCCTGAACGATCTGGGAAACTGAAAAAAAACGTGGTTGTGGTGACCCAGAAAGGGCGCCGCCGGGGTGAAATTTCCTCTGGCGTCCATATTCGTGGTCGTAATATGCGCACCAACAACAGCGATAACAGCATGAAGGCGTCCGACCCGCGCAATGCCTTTTACTGGCGCTTCGTGGAACTCGGTACGTCGAATATGCCTGCGCACCCCTTCGTTCGCCCGGCATTCGATACCCGCCAGGAAGAGGCGACACGGGTAGCCATGGCCCGTATGAACCAGGCCATTGATGAGGTACTGGCGAAATGACCGAAGCCGATATTTATCAGCGTCTCAGCGCCCTGGCAGAGGGTAACGTTTTTCCTTACGTGGCGCCGCTGGGTACCGTAGCACCGTGGGTGATTTATCTGCTTCCGAGTTCAGTCAGCGAAGATGTTTTTTGCGGACAGGCAGAAACAGCAAGCACCGTTCAGGTTGACGCCTGGGCCTCGTCAATTGATGACGCGCGGGAGCTGCGTAATCAGGTTAAAGCTGCTCTGGGCGATCTGCATCCTGTCGGGCTAAACGAGATCAACGGCTACGAGCCAGATACCGGGCTTTACCGGGCCACCCTGGAAATTCAGATCTGGCAATAAACTTATACCGCCGCCTCAGGGCGGCTTTTTTAATCTGGAGAAATCATGACCAGTAAGTATGAAGTTACAAAGGGGATGACCGTTGCCGTCTCCGACGCGCCTGTAACCGCCGCGGATTTTATTTCTTCCACCTTCCCGGGAGCTGGCGTTACATGGCTGGAAGCGGCGTGTGCAACGAAGGAGATCACCTTTACCGGTGGCCAGAAGGGTGATATCGACGTCACCACACTGTGTTCAACCGAACAGGAGCAAACCAACGGACTTGCCGCGCCGGCAGAAATGAGTATCACCCGTAACTGGGTAGGTGAAGAAGAAGCACAGGAAGCGCTGCAGACTGCATATGAAAACGATGAGCTGCGCGCGCTGCGTGTGGTGTTCCCTTCGGGCAACGGTTTTTATGTGCTGGTGGAGGTTCGCCAGAGTTCGTGGTCTGCGGCAACCTCATCCGTTGTTGGGGCAACCTATTCGCTGCGTGTACGCGGTAAGCCTAAGCGCATTTCCGCATCTGGTTCCTGAGCGGCTTCGGCCGCTTTTTTAATCCCCTATCCTGTAAAAAGAGAAGAATGAAATGGCGCAAAGGACTTCACAGAATTCACTACGCAACGTGGCGCTTACTGCATCAAAAGCGTACCGCACAAAACCGGGCGTTACGGTGCCCGAATGGGACGGAGCACAGGTCACACTGCGCGAACCCTCCGGCGATTCCTGGGTAAAGTTCCGTGAAATCGTCAATCCTCAGATCCCGGAAGGTGAAGAGCCACCCATCCTGACCGAATCACAGAAATTTTTGCGCAATAAAGAGGCCGACGTCGTTCTGTTTATTGACGTTCTGCTGGATGAAAACGGCGAGCGCGTTTTTGGCGATGACGATCAGGCGCAGGTTTCTGAAATTTACGGACCGGTACACGCCCGACTGCTGGCGCAGGCTCTCAGCCTCGGAATGAGCCAGGAAGAAGCGGGAAAGCCGTAAAGCAGCCGCTGACCTTCTTCCTGATGTCGCTGGCGCTCCGGCTGGGGCGCACCCTGCAGGAGCTGCGCCAGACCATCACCGCCAGCGAACTGAAAATGTGGATCGAGTTTGACCGCATCAGTCCGATTGGCGACTGGCGCGCCGACGCGCAGGCGGCACAAATCTCCGTTGCGATGCTGAACTCTCAGGGCGGAAAATTCACTATTCCCGAAGTGATGCTGAAGTGGGGAGAGCAGGAAGAAAGCGATGAAGTCTCTGAACTTGAAGAATGGATGTCCAGTCTTTAATGCCCGCGGCTGCGGGCTTTTTTATGGGTGAAATATGGCAACGCTGCGCGAGCTAATAATCAAAATTTCGGCGAACTCCTCTTCTTTCCAGTCAGAGATCGCCCGAGCTTCCCGCATGGGGACAGATTACTACCGCACTATGGAGCAGGGCGGGAAAAAGGCAGCAGCGGCCACCCGAGAAACACAACGCTCACTGGCAGACTTGAACTCACAACTCGCAACAGTTCGATCCTCAGCCGCTGGCCTTGCCGGTGCATGGGCGGGCGCTTTTGCCACGCATCAACTTGTTGCATTCGCTGATACATGGAACCAACTGAACGGTCGCCTTCGCCTGGCATCGTCTTCCAGCGAGGATTATGTGGAATCCCAGCGCGTACTGATGGAGATCAGCCAGCGCACCGGAACCTCTCTCGAAGCGAACAGCAATCTTTACAGCCGTATCGCTCAGTCCTTACGTGATGCAGGCTACGCTTCTGCAGATGTTGCAAAGGTAACGGAAACCGTTGCCACCTCACTGAAGCTGTCCGGCGCCAGTACGGAAGAGGCGAGTTCTGTTATCACACAGCTAAGCCAGGCGTTGGGCTCCGGTGTTCTGCGTGGGGAGGAGTTTAATGCAATCATGGAGAGCGGTGGTCGTCTTGCGAAATTTCTTGCTGATGGCCTGAGCACCACCGTTGGCGGCTTGCGCAATATGGCCAACAATGGCGAGCTGACTACGGATAAAATCGTCCCGCTACTGACTAATGTTGAGATCCTGAGAAAGGAGTTCGATACGCTGCCGGCATCTATCAGCGGTTCTGCACAGAAAGTGCAGAACTCATTTCTCGCCTGGGTAGGTGGCGCGAATGATGCAGTCGGGGCATCCTCCACGCTTTCTGGCGTGCTGGATGGTCTGGCTAACAACATCGATGATGTAGCAAATACTGCGGGGCTGCTGGTGGGGGTTGGCCTGGCTCGCTATTTTGGGAACATGGTCGGCAGCGTAGGGCAGTCTACCCGTGCTGTGCTCGCTAACACAGCCGCAGAGGTTGCGCTGGCGCAGGCACAGGTTCGCGGTGCGCAGGTCAGCGTTGCTGCTGGTCGGCAGGCTGTCTACCGGGCACAACAGGCGCGCGCAGCGGCAACGAGTATTGAGGCGCAAATTGTCGCCGAGCGTAATCTTGCGGCCGCTCAGGCTTCGCTTAATGCAGCTCTTGCAGGAAGGGCATCAGCAGTTAACAACCTCACCAATACAGCCTCGGTGATGACCCGCCTGGGTAGTGGTGTGCTGGGCATTCTCGGCGGCTGGCCAGGCGTTATTATCGGTGCAGGTGCGGCGATGTACGGTCTGTATCAGCATACCCAGCAGGTACACCGTGAAGCTGTGGGGTTTGCCAACAACCTCGACGAGATCAACACAAAACTGCAGCAGATGTCGGTTCTGGGGCTGCGTTCCACTGCGGCAGATGCCCGGACATCATTGCAGGCTCAGAAACAGGACCTGGCTGATCTCGACTCGCAAATCAGGCGAGTGAAAGACAGCCTTAAGGCAGTGGACCAGATCCAGCAGGATTATAATCGCCACCCGACTCTTACCCTGATCAACACCTTCATGGATCAGGCTGACATCACGGCCAAAAACGTTGAGCTTACTGACAAGCTTAATCAGTTGGAATATCAGCGCGAACAGGCTGCCTCGAAGGTTGAACGGACTCAAAAGCTGGTGAACGAAGCCAGCGATCTGGCGACGCAGAAAGCCATTGAGCAGGCAGGCGCCGTCTCTATCCTGAAAGGGGCTTACGATCTTCTCAATCGCTCGATGTCGGCCACAGCAGGTGCAAAACCTCCGCAGTATGCAGGTCCGGTTGTATCAATGGCGAACGCCACGCCTCAGCAGCAAACAGCGCTCGAGCGGTCACGACGTGATAACGAAATGGCGAGCCTTAGCGGGCTGGAAAAATTACATCAGCAGCACGTCTATGAAGCAGAAGACCTTAAGCTAACCGGCGCGCTTTATACCCAGTACATCTACAACAAGGATCAGGCTGCCAAAAAGGATGCTGCCTCAGCTCAGGCTAAAAAGGATTCAACAGCTGCCTCTCAGGCCCAGGGTAAAGCAGAGCGAGAAGCTGCGAGCCAGGCCGAACAGTACACCCGCAAAATGGCCGATCTCAGTGTGGCCATAGATGTTCAGCGCGTACGTGCCACCGAAGGCGAAAAAGCTTCCGAACTGTACGCAGCCTCTCATCAGGCTGGCACCAAGTGGACTGACGAACAGCGGCGCGCAATACAGGCCTCATCTGCCGAGCTGGCAAAGTGGAATCAGAAGGCAGACGAAAATGTTCGCAAACAGCGTGAACAGGCTGACGCCCTCCGGGATCTGACGGATGCTGCCCGGAAGTTCCGGGACGATGCAACCCTCACCACAGACACCGCAGCTATGAGCGATCGGCAGCGCAACCGGTTCGATGAAACACAGCAGATTAACCGTGTTTTCGCCAAAACCGACGGCGGCACCGAAGCTATCGCCCAGCGCGCCGCCGCGCTTAATGCTCTTGATAAAAAATATAAAGCCATTGCTGAGGCCGAATCTGACTGGAGGTCAGGTGTATCACGCGGTTATGCGAACTGGCTCGACGAAATCAGCAACGTATCTGGCACCGTGTCAGATGGTGTCAAAACCACAATGGACAGCGCCTTCAGTAACGTAACCTCAATGCTTGAAGGCAATAAAGTTAGCTGGAAAGCCTGGGGCGTCTCCGTTCTGCAGATCATCGAAAAGGTAGCCCTGCAAATGGCGGTGGTGAACGCGATGGGCGGCGGTTCTTCCAGTTCTGGCTTATTCGGCTCTCTGCTGGGTGGAGTTGCCAGTTATTTCGGCGGCGGTGCCAGTGCGGCAGCAAGTACCGGCACAGCGGTTTCCAGCTATGGCTCTAACTTCCAGTTAAACGCGAAGGGTGGGGTTTACGACTCACCATCCCTTAGCGCCTTCAGCAACGGGATCGTAAGGAACCCTACCATGTTTGCCTTTGCAAAAGGCGGGGCCGGAATCATGGGGGAGGCAGGGCCAGAGGCAATCATGCCGCTGACACGCGCGCCGGATGGATCGCTCGGTGTTCGGGCTGTTGGCGGCGGCGGTGGCCAGGCGACATCTTCCGCGCCGCAGGTATATATCACAATCGACGGCAACGGTAACACCACAACCAAAACCTCAGCGGGGCTGGAGCAATTCGGTGCCGAGATCGGACGGTTTGTGGATCAGCGGTACAAACAGAATCTCATGCGTGATATCAGCCCCGGCGGTGATATCTGGAATGCGACACGAGGAGGCCGCTAAAAATGGCTTTAGAGACTTTTTCATGGTGCCCGCGCATTAACGCTGAAGCTGATACGACGTTCAGAACCAGGAAAGCGCAGTTTGGCGATGGATATGAGCAGGTATCGGGTGACGGGTTAAATCCCAGAAGTCAGCAATGGACGCTCAATTTCACAGGGAATGAGTCCTATATCGCCGCCATTAAATCCTTTCTCGACAGGCACGGCGGAACTAAGGCGTTCCAGTGGAAACCACCGCTGGAGGCGCTGGGGCTTTATCGTTGCGAAACCTATAAGCCCACTGGCCTCGGTGCCGGGAAGTTCAACCTTGAAGCAACATTCTTACAGGCATTCCGACCATGAGTCTTAACGCAGATTATCAGAAACTCGAACCCGGCAATGAAGTCAGGCTGTTTGAAGTCGATGGCACGGCCTTTGGTACGGGTGAGGTATTGCGGTTTCACAGCTACAGCCTCGCACACACTGAAGCAGAAATTATCGCTGCCGGCGGGGATGAGAATAAGCTGCCGGCAAAATCACTCTGGTGGCAGGGGCAGGAATATAAAGCGTGGCCCTGTCAGATTGAGGGGATCGAGGCTTCCACCAGTGGGAGTAGCGCTCAACCGAAATTATCGGTAGCTAACCTCGACAGTTCCATCACAGCATTGTGTCTGGCTTATGACGATATGCTACAGGCGAAAGTGACTATCCACGACACGCTGGGTAAATATCTCGATGCGAAAAACTTCACTGGTGGCAATACAACGGCCGATCCGACACAGGAAAAGCTGAAGGTTTTCTATATCGATTCAAAGAGCATTGAAACCAACGAGGTGGTTGAGTTCACACTCTCCAGCCCGATGGATTTGCAGGGGCTGATGATACCGACGCGCCAGCTCCATTCCCTGTGCACCTGGTGCATTCGTAATAAATACCGCACCGGCGATGGCTGCGATTACGCCGGCACACGCTATTTCGACAAAAACAACAAGCCGGTCAGCGATCCTTCTCTGGACGAATGCAACGGCACTCTGACCGCCTGCAAGCTTCGGTTCGGGGAGAATAACGAGCTCTCCTTCGGCGGGTTCCCGGGCACCTCATTGATCAGGAGTTAACATGCGGAAAAAGACCGTCACGGCCATCATGGCGCACGCTGAGGCAGAGTATCCGCGCGAGTGCTGCGGAGTGGTGGCTCAGAAGAGCCGGGTGGAGCGGTATTTCCCCTGCCGCAACCTTGCCACGGAGCCGGAGGACAATTTTGTCCTCTGCCCGGAAGATTACGCAGCTGCTGAAGACTGGGGCACGGTGATCGCCATCGCTCACAGTCACCCTGACGCCACGACACAGCCGAGCGAACTGGATAAAGCGCAATGCGATGCAACGCTTTTACCCTGGCATATCGTGAGCTGGCCGGAGGGGGATTTACGCACCATCCAGCCACGCGGAGAATTGCCGCTGCTGGAGCGCCCGTTTGTTCTTGGTCACTTTGACTGCTGGGGGCTGGTAATGAGTTATTTCCGGCAAACGCACGGGATCGAGCTTCACGATTACCGGGTGGATTATCCCTGGTGGGAAAACGACTATCCTGACAACTTCTATCAGGACTGCTGGTATGAATGCGGCTTCCGTGAATTCGAAGGGCCACCGAAACCCGGCGATATGGTGATCATGCAGGTCCAGGCTGATAAGTGGAACCACGCGGGGATCCTGCTGGAGGGCAATATGCTGCTGCACCACATGTATGGACATCTGAGCCAGCGCGTGCCGTATGGTGGATACTGGCAGGAAAGAACGATGAAGATTATACGTTTTAAAACGCTATTATGAATCATCTATGTCGGCATATTTCTGAAAGGGGATTGGCCTGTTATCATTTAACCTTCAAACGTAAAGGGGGAAAAATGAAACGCTTAGCACTTTTGATGTTGGCATTTGTTGGAATGCACGTTGAAGCTAGACCAATTACTGCAGATGAGAGAGCTGCAGTAGAAGATGTTATCAGGGAAGAGATGAAAGACCCTGAAGCTGCAAAGTTTTACCATATGGATTACCCATATCCTGACAATACTTTCACCTATTGTGGATATGTTAATGGTAAAAATTCATATGGAGCGTATGCAGGAAAACAACTATTTGCGACATTCTTAGGTAAAAATGCAGATGGAACGCTTATCGTGGCATCCTTCGATGTTAACTCACAAACCGGTGAGCCCGTAGACCAGTCTGTTATTTCAACTCTCTGTGCAAGTGCCGGCTATGATATCCCCGTCAAAAAAATGTTTTTCAAGGATGTTAATAAAAACAGGGCTGAAAAAGGTATACCCAAACTCAGTTCTCAATACATGAGGCCCTGAACATTAATAATATCAAACCGCTTAGGCGGTTTTTTTATTTGGAGGTGCTATGCAAGAGGTAATGACCCGTATTGAGCTTAGCGGAATACTGGGTAAAACATATGGGAAGGTTCATCACCGCCTGGTTCGCACCACTGCTGAAGCCATTAATGCACTTGCGAAAACAATAAATGGTTTCGAGAAATTCTTAAACACAAGCAAAGCCCGAGGGCTGACATATGCTGTTTATAGAGATAAAAAGAATATTGGCGTTGATGATTTAGGATTTCCAGTTTCCGGTGAAGTGATCCGGATTGTTCCTGTAGTAATCGGAAGTAAAAAAGCTGGTGTTCTCCAGACGATTTTAGGAGTCGCGCTAGTAGCTGCCGCAATCTGGATGCCTGGCATTGGAATTGCCGCCAGTAACATGATGTTTGCTGCTGGTTCAGCAATGGCGGTAGGGGGCGTAATGCAAATGATATCTCCGCAGGTGCCTGGCCTTGCCAGCAAACAGGATGCCGATAATAAAGCCTCCTATGCGTTCGGTAGTGTAACGAACACAGCTGCACAGGGGTATCCGGTGCCGCTACTTTATGGCCGTCGGCGCATCGGCGGGGCAATTATTTCTGCCGGAATTTACGTCGAAGATCAGCAGTAAAAATAAACCTTTCATTCAGGCCGCCTCCGGGTGGCTTTTTTTATGGGCGCAATATGGTAAACGCAACCGCTATCCGTGGCCGCAAGGGCGGCGGCTCCAGTTCCCGCACTCCCACCGAACAGCCAGACGATCTCCAGTCTGTAGCGAAGGCCAAAATCCTGATAGCGCTGGGAGAAGGGGAGTTTTCCGGTCAGCTCTCCGGCAAAAATATTTATCTCGATGGCACGCCGCTTGAGAACGCAGACGGCTCGCAAAACTTCAGCGGCGTGGCGTGGGAATTTCGTTCTGGAACTCAGGCGCAGCAATACATTCAGGGAATACCCGGGACTGAAAACGAAATTACCGTTGGTACCGAAGTATCAAGCGCCACCGCCTGGACGCGCACGTTTACCAATACCCAACTGTCAGCGGTACGCTTGCGCCTGAAATGGCCCTCGCTGTTCAAACAGGAGAACGACGGCGATCTGGTCGGGTACTCGATTAACTACGCGATTGACCTGCAGACCGACGGCGGCACCTGGCAGACGGTGCTGAATACCAGCGTGACCGGGAAAACAACATCCGGTTATGAGCGCAGCCACCGTATCGATCTTCCACAGGCGGGCAGCGGCTGGACCATTCGCCTGCGCAAAATCACCGCTGATGCAAACAGCGCGAAGATTGGCGACACGATGACGCTGCAGAGCTTCACCGAAGTGATCGATGCCAAACTGCGTTACCCGAACACCGCGCTGCTGTACATCGAATTCGACTCAAGCCAGTTTAATGGCTCTATCCCGCAGATCTCCTGCGAGCCGCGCGGACGTGTCATCCGCGTACCTGATACCTACAACCCGGAAACCCGCACATACACCGGCACCTGGACCGGATCGTTTAAGTGGGCGTGGACCGATAACCCGGCGTGGATTTTTTACGATCTGGTGGTTTCTGACCGGTTCGGTCTGGGTCACCGGCTCACCGCGGCGAACATCGACAAATGGACGCTGTACCAGGTGGCTCAGTATTGCGATCAGCTGGTGCCAGACGGTAAGGGCGGCAGCGGGACCGAGCCGCGTTATATCTGCAATGTATACATTCAGGACCGGAACGACGCCTATACCGTTCTCCGGGATTTTGCGGCCATCTTCCGGGGCATGACTTACTGGGGCGGCGATCAGATTGTTGCCCTGGCGGATATGCCGCGGGATGTGGATTACAGCTACACCCGCGCTAACGTAGTTGATGGCCGATTTACTTACTCCAGCAGCACGGCCAAAACGCGCTATACCACAGCTCTCGTCTCCTGGTCCGATCCCTCGAACGCCTATGCAGATGCGATGGAGCCGGTATTTGAGCAGGCGCTGGTGGCGCGCTACGGGTTTAACCAGCTGGAAATGACAGCCATCGGCTGTACCCGGCAATCTGAGGCGAACCGTAAGGGCCGCTGGGGCATTCTTACCAACAACAAGGATCGCGTCGTATCGTTTGACGTCGGTCTGGATGGCAACATCCCTCAACCCGGATACATCATCGCCGTGGCCGATGAAATGCTTTCCGGTAAGGTCACTGGCGGGCGTATCAGCTCGGTGAATGGCCGGGTGATTACCCTGGACCGCGCGCCGGATGCGAAGGCAGGTCACCGTCTTATTCTCAACCTTCCGTCCGGTGCATCTCAGGCTCGTACAATCCAGGCAGTGAACGGAAAAGCAGTAACGGTCAGCACCGCCTACAGCGAGACGCCGCAGGCAGAAAGCGTCTGGGTGGCGGAGTCCGACGAGCTGTATGCCCAGCAGTACCGGGTGATCAGCATTAGCGACAATAACGACGGGACGTTTACTGTTACCGGCGCGGCTCACGATCCGGATAAATATGCCCGCATCGATACGGGAGCCATTATCGACCAGCGCCCGGTGAGCGTCGTCCCTCCGGGTAACCAGGCGCCGCCGGCTAACATCGTGATCAGCTCTTTCTCGGTGGTGCAGCAGAATATCAGTGTCGAAACCATGCGCGTAAGCTGGGATCAGGCGCAGAACGCCATCGCCTATGAAGCCCAGTGGCGACGCAACGACGGGAACTGGGTCAACGTGCCGCGCAGCTCCACCACGTCCTTCGACGTACCGGGGATTTATGCCGGACGCTACCTGGTGCGTGTTCGTGCCATCAACGCTGCCGAGATTTCCTCCGGATGGGGTTATTCAGCAGAGAAAACGTTAACAGGCAAAGTGGGAAATCCGCCAAAGCCGGTGGGGTTTACAGCATCTGAAAATGTTCTTTTCGGCATTGAGCTGAACTGGGGGTTCCCGGCCAATACGGACGATACGCTGAAAACTGAAATCCAGTACAGCCCGACCGGGAGCGCGGATAATGCGTTGCTGCTGGCCGATGTGCCATACCCTCAGCACAGATACCAGCAGATGGGGCTCAGGGCGGGCCAGATATTCTGGTACCGCGCGCAGCTGGTTGATCGGACGGGTAATGAATCTGGCTACACAGACTGGGTGCGCGGCATGTCGAGCGATCAGGCCAGCGATTACTTGGATGCCATTAAAGACGAAGTGCTGTCGGCGGAGGACGGAAAAGCATTAACGGAGCAGATCGACTTTAACATTGCAGGAATTTTGCAGAACACCCTGGCTGGCATTCAGGGGGCGAAAATCACCTTCCAGCAGTTCGGCGCGGCGTATGCGGAAATCTCAAATGCGCAGATCCTGATTGCTGACGCTAACCAGGCATTTGCGCAGTTCCGGGAGCTGGTTGCTGTTCAGTTTGCCGACAATGCCGCAGAGATTAATGAGGTTAAAACTGCGCAGGCGACGGCGGATAAAGCTTTTGCTGAATATCAGCTCACTGTGGCGGCTGACTTTAAGGGCGTAAAAAGCAGCATCACCACCATTCAGCAGGCACAGGCCAGCGCTGACCAGGCTTTCGCGCAATACCAGCAGCAGGTGACGGCTAAGTTTTCGGATCAGCAGTCAGCCATCAACGAGAAGATGACGGCGTATGCTGATGCCGGGAGTGCCAATGCAATTTATACCCTGAAGGCTGGGGTGAAATATAACGGCAATTACTATGACGCTGGAATAAGTGTTGCAGTCCTGGCGAGTGGAAGTGGCATTACTACCCGCGTTGCGATTAACGCCAACGAGTTCGTGATGCTGTCCGGCAACGGGACCGCAAATATGTACTCGCCATTCGCTATCGTCGGTGGACAGGTCTTCCTGAATAGCGCATTCATCCAGGAGGGAACGATCACGAGCGCCATGATTGCGGGCTATATCCAGTCAAATAACTATGTCGCCGGCTCGGCTGGATGGCGGCTGAATAAGGGGGGCACCCTTGAAATGAACGGCAGCACGGGCGGCGGTCAGCTCAAGATTAATTCGGACAGAATTGTATTTTATGACGCCTCTAACAGACCCCTGGTGGTAATGGGTAAACCGTTATGATGCAGATGTTTATTGAGGGTACCAGCTTCGATGCGGCAAACTCGATGGGTTTCACTTACGTTATCGATCATATTGTTGTGAATGGCGTGGGCTCGAAAGCCTATTCAACGTCGGGGTTTAACCTCGACGTGACCGCAATGAATAATACCCTTGCAAACAATGAGCAAAATAACACTATCACCGCCTCAGTCTCAGGTAACACGTTGACATGGAACACCACTGTCCCGCTGCGACTGATGGTGACAGCAACAGCGAAAACAGGCGCTGATACGGCATATGCCGGTTTTGCTCTTTATCAGTACCCAGCCGATGTCAAAACCGTAAAGCTTGCACCCGACTTCACGCCATTTGTTCTGACAAACGTTATTGATATTGAGCCAGGAGCCAGAACAGTTGATACCGGTGTCCCGGTGGGGTCAGGGATTATGGTTTTCATGCGGAACCGTAATAACGAAGGGGGAGCACTGAGTCGATCTTTCTTCAACCAGATAGAAAGTGGAGGGACATATCAGCTGCAGTTTGCTAATGCGGGGCAGAATCAGTACCCGACAAGGGCATATGTATTTTCAAAGGTGCTTCCTCCCGTTCCTGCTGCTGGGTTCTATATGTACCGCGACGGGGTAATGGTGTGGCACAACAATTGTCTCCCGCTGGACGCTAAATTTATCACTCAGTCATATATGGAGTCAGATCGGCCACTGGCAGTTACGACCGGGATAACTGGCTTTATGTATATCCCGCAAGATCCAGCAAACCCAAATTATGGATTCTCTAATTACCTCTGCTCAGGTGCCGGTATAGCGAGCAATGGCAAGTGGAGAACGAACAACACTGAGGTTTACCAGTCAACGCTTGGCAGCGTTAGTTTAACGGTGAAGTCCTGGGTTGTAGGTACGAAAGTCATGTATATAGACTGCGATCCCTACGACAACTACTACAGACAATCCCTTAAAAAGTAGTCCTCTCCCTCAACTTATCCGAATTACAGAACCCAGCTCAGGCTGGGTTTTTTTATGGAGCAAATATGTCCGCAGGCACAATTAAGCTTACTAACGGCTCTACTGCAGTAGTCGGTACCGGCACTGCGTTTACCTCAGATCTGAAATCAGGTGACGTTATTACCGCAACAGTCGGGGGTATATTCTTCACCCTGTTTGTTAACGCCGTGACGAGTAACACCGCTATCACACTGACCGATCCATTCACCGGGCCGACAACTTCCGGGCTGGCCTGGGTTGCAGTACCGCAGCTGACGCTCAACCGCATTACCGCTGCCCTGGCTGCTCAAACTGCCGAGTCGGTGCGCCGGGTACTGCAGGAGAATGCTAACTGGCAGGCTTTTTATACTGGCACTGGTGATATCACTGTCACGCTCCCTGACGGAACACCAACCGGGCGTCCGGTTACCGGCCCGTCCTGGCCAAAAATGGCTGACCAGACAAATGCCGCCGTGCAGTGGCGCAGCAATCTTCCAGCAAACGCCAATCTTAATACCTATGGTCCAGCATTTGCCGGTCAATGGGGGTCTGGTACCAATGGGGGTCTGGTACGGCTGGGATGCTGACTACAAGCGGATTCCCGGAGGATGGCGCGCAGGGTATCTTTGAGGTATTCAAGGGTGGCACTTATGGTTGCGCTCAGCGTTACATAAGCAATAGCGGGAATGAGTATTATCGTAGGTTATCTGGCTCATGGAATGGCATTGATGGCCCGTGGGGACCATGGTTGCCAGTTGGTTTCTGTTCGATGCCGGGTTATTTCACTGGCGATATGAACACGCTGCTATCACCAGGCATCTGGTCGGTAACAAATGCGGTCACAAACGGGCCAATTCCAGCCGGGCAGACTTCAACGCCGACTGGCATATGTAAGGTCGAGTTGCGCTCAAGCACAAACTCGGTTGTCCAAACCTTTACATCTATTGTCACTGGCGCCGCAATTATTAACAGGACTTGGACGCGCACCCTTTCAGGAACAACCTGGTCGGCGTGGGATTTGCAGGCGACGGCTGCGCTGAATGATTTGGGTCTGGGTACGCCAGTTTCTCAAATCGCAGGCTTTGACTGGCAGGCAGCATCTTTTCAAAGTGGATCAATATTAAACGTAAACTCAGCAAACTGGGTTAACCCACCGCCATTATTAAGCTCGCTGCCTGGAACTAGCTTTTTCCTCCAGGTGACTGGTCGTGCTGGGATGGAAACCGCATCCGGTGCCTGGGTTATGGTTACTGCGACACAGCTACTGAATAGCGGGGCGCGGCGAGTTTTTAATGTTTGCGGGTATGGTGCTATTGGTTCAAGGGTGTTCACCACCACGGAAATATTCTCAACAAACACCACCATTCCCATTGCCAACGGCGGCACTGGCGCTAAAACACCTACCGACGCCAGGAAGGCCATCTCCGCATCAGTTGGCGGAGTTACCGTATCTGGTGCGTTCTCAAACATCATAAGCGTTGACCCTGGATTCTACTCCATCAATGGCGGCAACTTTAGCGATCCTGCTGGCGCGGATTTTGGATCGTTATATTCAGCAGGGGAATACGGATCAGGCTTAAACAGCCAGATATTCATTCGCAATGATGGGACCTCAATGCTGTACAGGGGTGGCAGTAATGCCACGGTAAGGGCGGTTTATTCAACTGCAAACACCACCGTTGACAGCAATGGGTTTATTAAGAAAGCATCTCCTGTAATTAACATATTCAATGACGGAAGCGCGATCACTAATGATGAGTCTGAAGGCGTAACCGTGACGCGGCAGGCAGTGGGAGTATATCTGCTTGAAGGATGCATGGGGTTGAATGCCGATGCTGCATGGGGCGGGATTGATGGTGGTTTTGAAATTCCCCTGGACAGAAATAAACAGCCGCGTATCTGGCTCGATTACGATGTTAACCCGGACGGGTCTGTGTTGGTGAAAACCTACCATCGCACGCACCCGAGCGCGCCGAAGTTCGCCCGTAACGAACGCGAAGGCATTGCTGATGGCGATCCGGTAGATATTCCTGCCGATTCGTTCATTTCTGTTCGTGTTGAGATGCCCGAGGACAGCATATACAACAAAAAGATGGAAGAGGCGGCACAAAAGCTGGCCGAAGAGGAGGCTGATCGCATCAGGGCTGAGCAGGAGCGCCAGGAGGCAGAGGTAGATCCGAAAGAACAGCCGGATGTTCAGCAGTAATTATCAATAGGCACAGCCACTTTGCGATTTACTCTTCCTAAAAATACTGTATTCATAACCAGTGTTAACGGAGTGCTAATCATGGCATTCCCATCACCGGCAGTAGACTTTGCCGAATCGCGAATATCGCTCGATGCAAAGTTCATCTCTCATCCGGCGGCTACGTACTTTTGCGTTCCGCAGACAATCATTACCGCGAGGGCATCTTTAAGGGTGCGCTTCTAGTAGCCGGCTCATCGCTGTCGCCTTGCGACGGTTCTCTGCTTATTTTTGATATTGGCCGGGAGTTCATAGTGAAGCGCTACCGGACCCATCCGAAACCGCACCAGGAAAATCTGGCGAACGGTCGAAAGGAGGCGATACCGTCAGATAATTACGGAGAGGCTTCAGCATTGTTTGGGGTGATCGCGTACATTATTAATGATGCGAGGTCGGGTGAGTTCGACGACTGTCCGCTGATGTGAATAGCTGAAATTTTACAGCAAAGTCGATGTTCTGTGTAGGGTGGTTCCTATTTTCTCCATTCAGAAAACACTCATAATAAAACAGGTGTAATATGCTGATTCTTAGATGGTTTTTTGGTCGGTGTGAGAGGGGTTGAACCTTCTAACTCCTACACCTCATGACGGCGGCTTAATATATCCTTAAGCCGCGCCAGTTCTGGTTTATTTATTTATTTGCATAAAGTGTCAAATGAAATAATCATATTTTCACCGCTAACGTGAAGTGAATAGTCAGGAGTGGTAGAAATAGCTTTCTGTCTGCATATTTCACTAATTTCTTCGGAAGAAAAATTTTTTCTAGAAACATTTACCCCATAATAATTTAGCATATATGCACTCCAGTCAGTGCCTAAATAAGACTTTGTAAGATCTTTTAAGACCGGAAATCTCAGCAATGATAGCGCCTTTTGAGATGCAGGACTTACCACCCCACTGAAATTAACGTATTTTACTTGCGGTGAAAGGTGAGAAATATCATAGTATATAGAGTTAATGATACGGAAGTCTTTTTTATTCTGAGCTAATGAAGCGTTAACATAAGTTGTCATCAAAACATAGCTGAACATAAAAAATGGAAAAAAGGCGAATAATTTAAGTTTCTGGTTTTTTATTGCGACGAGAAAATAAAAAAACAGCCCTATTAAAGTTGCACTAAACGATACCATTACGCGCGAAGTTACTGATGCGGTTTCCAAAAAAAGGAAAGTTGCATATGAAAAGAAATAAAAAAGGAAAGGTAATACTATTAGAGTGATTATGTTAATAATGCTTTTAGATGATCGCCATGATTCTTTTGCAACTATATAAACAGCTACTACTAGCAATAACATATAAAAGTAAAGCATCACAACAGGGATTGAATCGATATAATTCCCAATGAAACTGTTATATTTATGAAAATTTTCAACAAGGATTTTAAAACCATCAGAATTTATAGCGATGGTTTTAGAAAGTTTAGTAGAATAATCACCATCAATAAATACATTCGCAATAATCAACTTGTATAATACGTAGGCTATAAAGAGTTGCAATGCTCTTGTTGCAGTTTCAATAAACCTAGATTTATGAGTTCCTGTATTATTTAAAGTTGACCCTGCTAATTCGATAATAGAAAATATCACAAACATTCCTAGCGTGGCCTGATATAATCCAAGTGAAATAAATACTAAAAACACTGGCGATGTAAGATTTATGAAACGATTTTTTGTATGACAAAATGCCAATGAGATTGATAATACACTCAAAGACATCGGGAATATGTCGTATTTAAAAGATAAGTTTTCAATAAAGAAAGGGTTTACTATAAGTAATAGTGCAACCAAGGACCTTACGATAGGCTTTTCATTTTTGAAGAATCTATCTGCAATAATGACCCCGGAAACTGCCATTACAAAAATTGAAACTATTAATGACAAAGGGGTTAGGTCTAATAATGGATACCCCATATTTATAATTGTTAAAGCTAAGTCAGCAATAGGACGCCCATTGGCTGATAAGCCTGAGTATCCTAATAAATATCTACCATAATCATCTAAATAATTGATGTCAGATATAATTAGTCCGATACAGTAAAGTAAAGAAAGCATTACTGTTAGGGAAATTTGGCTTTTCTCTCTGATAATAATCATTTTGTCTTCATATCCTTAAGTAAATACCGTGGTCTTTTCTTAACTTCCATATATATCCTTCCTATATATTCACCAAGAATTCCAATGCCTATAAGCTGGATACCTCCCAAGAAAAGCATAGAAACAAGTAAAGAGGGATAGCCTCTCACCGGATTACCAAATGCTAACGTGTCCCAAATCATCCATGCGCCATACATGAATGCGACGCCAGCAACGAAAAGACCGATGTAAGTCCACATGCGGAGCGGTAATGTAGAAAAGCTGGTAATGCCCTCCACAGCAAGATTCCAGAGCTTCCATCCGTTGAACTTTGTGTTTCCAGCAATGCGTTCTGCGCGAGCATATTCGACGACATTAGTGTGGCCACCGACCCAGCTCAAAATACCTTTCATGAACAGGTTGCGCTCTGGTAATAATTTGATGTTTTCCACTACAGCACGAGACATCAGGCGAAAATCACCAACGTTTTCTTCAATTTTTGGATTGCTGATTTTGTTATGCAGTTTATAAAACCACTCAGCAGACTTTCTTTTCAGCCTGCCGTCATAGGAACGGTCAGAGCGCTTAGCGAGGACTACGTCAGCGCCAGCCTGCCACTTCTCTATTAGGAGAGGAATGACTTCAATCGGGTCCTGTAGATCAACATCTATCGGGATGACTACATCACCTGATGTGTGCTCAAGACCGGCAAACAAGGCCGGCTCTTTACCGAAATTTCGGGTAAATGACAGCGGAACTACAAGCGGATCGGCGATTGCAAGCGCGTTGATGATGGATTCTGTTGCGTCTTTGCTGCCGTCGTTAATGAAGACTATTTCGACTTCATGCTGCTGAAGCCCTTCAAACTCCCGGACAGTTTTATAAAAGATTGGAATTGTATCTTCTTCATTAAAGACTGGAACAACCAAAGAGATTTTCATTTCGCATCCCTAAAGACAATGAATTTTGAATAAATAAAACCGCATACAAGACTGATGGCGGAGAACACTATTAACGTGATGATAGGAACCATTCCTAATATATCAGCACACCAGCCAACAACTCCACTAAGCGAGCCCATGAAGCCCACATAAAGCAAGTAGCGCATTGTGGAGGTTGAAGATTTAAATGTGAACTTGGCGTTAGCGAAGAAGCTGAATGACGCAGAAACAACGAACCCTGAAAAGTTGCCAAGTGCCTGTCCTGTGTGGAGCGTATATATGCAAACAGCAAACACAACCCAGTGAATGAGTGTATTGATAGCACCAATTGATGTATATTTTGCGAAGAGTTTTAACATTAAATTAATATATAAATTAGTCAGTTAAGAAAAGTCTCAAGTTTAGCACGTGTCATTGAATTGATCGACCCTCACATTTGAAGACGCTGTGACCTGTGTCTGACCTGCCCCCAGGATTAGATACAACTTTCGTTAGTAATGTCGGTTGGTGTATTTACATCTACTTGTTCATTTTCACATATACCCATTTGTTATGGTTAACCCTGATTTTAGTCAGTCGCGTATCAATTGGACTTCCGTTTTTTTGAGCACGGTCAACATCACTAATTTTAGTGGTCAACAAAACTGGCCGCATCATAAGATGTGTGTCAAGAAATGCTGCATCCATCGGTTGAACTCACAGTACAAAGCGGCCTCCAGTGGCCGCTTTAACTTTGTCCATCTTTACAGGTTTAATCCGAAACCAACCACATATCGGCTTCTTCAAACATCTCTTCCAACATGCGATTCAGCTTTTCCCGATCACTTTTACTGGCATCGCTGTTTAAGCCGTTCGCCTGCATCGGCTTAACCTTCACATCTGCATCTGGAAAAATCCGGTGCACCCGCTTTGTTAGCTCATTCAGGATTATTTCTTTGGCACCTGTTAATCCTTCTACATTCCGTTTGTCGTACACCAACTCAACGAACATAACGCCTCCAAAACAGCAATGATTTACCACGCAATTCATACTGTTCTTTTATACAGTTTCAACGGTGTGGAGCGTGGCTTTTTGAAGTGTTTTATGGGGCAGGGATGGGGCATAAATGCCAGTTTTGGGGCATGGTTGGGACATTTTAACTCATATGAACTTTACCGAATTTCATATGAGGAGTACTTATAAAGCGTTGATTAAACTAAAGAAAACTCATGCTCTTGGGCGTTCTTTAGTGATTTGA